GGGCTTTACCTTTCGTGCGATGACGATATTATTTACCCGCCTGACTATGTAGAAACGATTCTAAAGGCACGTAAAAAATACCCGAACACTTGGCTAACCTTCCACGGGCGAAGGCTTAAGGGGTTAAATTTACCCTACTACACGGGCCACGATGCCTATCAATGCTTAGGCAAAGTAGATGCAGACTACCAGATAGACGTAGCAGGTACGGGGGTTAGTGCTTTTCATACCGACCTAATAAAGTTTGACCCACTTACTTGGAATGATTACCGAATGAGCGACCTAATGGCTTCGCTAGAATGTGCTAAGAAAAACATTCGTATCATTTGCTTAAAGCACCAAAGGTTTTGGATAAACAGCACAGAAAGCCACCTAAAGCAGTCTATCCACATTAGGGAGCAAAGAAACACTAGACAGAACGAACTGGCTAATGTGATTTATGAACTTGTTTCCAAAAACAGATAGCAAACATAAGCAATGCTTGTATATCTGACTTATCTACGGGCCAGTTATTGTCTAGCTGCTCTTGGACACGGTTAATGAGTTTATCCATAACAAAAATTAGGGTTTATACAATCTATCTATAGTAATTGTAAAATGATGTAAAAATTGCGTATTTTTATAACAAACCTATTTTATGAGTTATACCGATTATCCAAAGGCAGCAAGTAACAACGCTAAACGAGCGTTAAAGTACCGTGAAGAAAGCGGCAACCCTAAGGACTGTGGTACACCCGTAGGATGGGCAAGGGCTAACCAGCTGGCCAAACGTGAAGCAATTAGTGAAGATACTGTAAAGCGTATGGCTAGTTTTAACCGACACCGACAACATAAAGACGTGCCCTATGACGAAGGATGTGGGGGCTTAATGTGGGATGCTTGGGGTGGTACTGCAGGTGTGGACTGGGCTATAAGAAAAAGTAAAGAAATTGACGAAGAAAAAAACCTAACTAATGATAGTATGAATTTACCTTGGAAAACCAAAAGCACCAGCGCTTCTGTAAAGGGCGTTGATATGGACCGTAGAATAATAGAAGGCTACTATTCTATTTTTGACTTTAAAGATTCTGATGGGGATGTAATGCTTAAAGGGTGTTACGAAAAAACCCTTAAAGAAAACGGTCCTAGCGGTAAGAACAGAATTATGCACTTATACCAGCACGACCCGCTACAAGTACTAGGGAAGCCAATGACCCTAATGGAAGATGAGAAGGGTTTATACTTCCGTACAATTATTTCAGACACGGAACTGGGTAACGATGTACTTAAGCTATACCGTGATGGAATACTAACCGAACATTCTGTAGGTATAAATTTTATACAACGTGAATACGATTCCCAAGAAGATTCTTACTTAGTTAAAGAAGTTAAGATGTGGGAAGGTAGCACGGTTACTTGGGGGGCTAATGAAATGGCTATAGGTGGAATGGCCAAAGGCTCACAAAAAGACCAAGTAGAAAAATACAAAGAACTTTCTAAAGCCTTCTATTCTGGCGATTATACAGACGATACTTTCCGCTTAATAGAAGCACAAATTAAACACCTAGAACAATCGTTTAAAAATTCACTTCAAACTGAAAAGCCGGTTCAAGCCACTTCAAAGAATGAAGCCGAACAGATTAAAGCGGTGTTTGATACATTCAACCAAAAACTGAAAATTGAAAAGGAGTTCCAAAAATGGACTTAGAAAAAACCCTATCAGAAGGGCTTGAATCGGTAAAGGGTCATGTTGACACCTTAAAAAACGACTTAGAAGCCCGTTACGACAAACTTCAAGAAGAAGTTAAAGCCACTGGTCAAGCTGATGAAGCTACCAAAGGCGAAATTAAAAACCTAGAGCAAATTATTGCTTCACAAAAAGAGCGTATTGCTGCGATTGAAAAGTCTAGCAACCGACTAGGTTCTGCTGGCCAACCTACTTCTATGAAGTCCAAAGTACAAAGCGCTTTAGAAGCCAAAGAAGTACAGGAGCAAATGGAAGCGTTTAAAGCTGGTAACATTTCTGGCTTTACTATGAACACCAAAGCGGTTATAACTGAATCAGGTGCTTATACTGGTGATGTTGTACCAGCTGACTACGTTGCAGGCTTTAAGTTTGACCCAGAACGAAGAACTCATGTAAGACAGTTCTTACCAAACGGTACTACTAACAGTGATAAAATTCGTTACATCAAAGAATCTAACTTTACTGACAACACTGCTGTTGTTGCTGAAGGCGTTGCTTCTGGACAAAACGATTTCGATTTAACTGCTACTGATGCCGTAGTAGAAAAAATTGCTGCTCACTTCCGTGTTTCTAAAGAAGCATTGAATGACACTGCAGGACTTGCTTCGCACATTTCCCTACGTGGAATGGAAAAATACATGGTAGAAGAAGATGCTTATTTGCTATACGATTCTACTTATGGTTTAACTGTAACTTCTACTGACTATACTTTAGACCAGTATGTACTAGATGCTGACGCTCAAGAGCATGATGTATTACTAGAAGCTATCAAGCAGGTAGAAAACCGTAACTTCCGCCCTTCTGCTATCATGATGGGTATCGGTCGTTTCTATGATATGATTCGTAGAAAAGATGCTGATGGACGCTACATTTTCCCTAACGATGTAGTTTTCGGACAACGAGTACCAGTAGTGCGTGGTGTACCTATCATAGCTACTAATGCAATCAATGCAACTGATGGAAATGCTAATGATTTCCTAGTGGCTGACTTTGCACAGTTGACTACTCTTTTTGACCGTGAGTCTATGCAAGTTCGTTTCTACGAGCAAGACCAAGACAACGTAGTTAAAGACTTGGTTACTGTACAGATTTCTGGCCGTTTGGCGTTACCTACTTACTTGCCTAATGCAGGTGCTTACGGTAACTTCACTACTGCTATCCAGAACGCAGGTAATTCTTAAGATTACCATAAGGAAATTTGGAACTAGGGGCGGTTCGATTCCGCCCTTTCCTTCTAACTAAATTTATTGCTATGCCTTACCGATGTAGAAGAAACTTTAGGTACGGTAAACAACCGTACAAAACAGACCAACCGTTTAAAGGTCCTAAAAACGTAGTAGAAGATATGCTAAGCCGTGGCCTTTTATACGAAACCAAAGAAGATAAACGGGCCTATACTTTAGATGCTAAAGTTCACATAGAAAAAGACACCAGTACTAAGACGATGTACTACGTGAAAAAAGGCAACCAAATAATAGACCGACTACCCGAAAGCAAGGCTAAAAAACTAAGGGATGAAATAAATGCTAAGAAGTAGCTTAAAAACACCTGACTACGGCCGTAATGGCGTTGTAACCGTTTCAACTACTGAAAGTGGTACTAATGCTTCAACTGATGTACTTAGCACGGCTGACGCTAAAGCTTGGATGAAAGTAGATACTTCTGCTGACGATTCTCTTATAGCTGACTTAGTGGCCGAAGTGATAGACATAGTAGAAGATACTTATTCTTTTCAGCTGATAGAGAAAACGGTAACGGCTACTTATGAAATGTACGGTAAGCGGGTGGACTTGCCTTTATTCCCAGTTCAGTCAATTAGTACTGTGAAAACTATTACTAATGACGGCACAGAAGCTACTTTGACTGCTGGGGATGACTTTTATTTACAAGGCGATACATTGATATTCAATACCTTGTACGATTATAACGAACCGTTCCAAAGGCTACGCTTAGAAGTGGTTTATACGGCAGGCTTCGACCCTATACCTAATGGGATTATTTTAGGGCTTAAGAAAGCCGTGCTTTCAAGCTACGAAGATAGACAAGACCTAGTAGAAGGTTCGGTTAATGAACTTCCCAATGGTTCTAAAAGCCACTTTAAAAGGTATGCTAAGCTTATATGAAAACCAAAGCCAGACAAGCGAATGTAGGTTTAATGAAGCAACGGCTAACTATTCAGTACTATAGCCTTTCTTCTGATGGGATGGGTGGAAATACCCAGACTTGGAATACTTTAGCAACTGTTTGGGGTAAGGTAACACCCACTTCTGGAAGGGAAAGCTACGAGATAGGTGGGCTTAAAGGTGATGTTAGATATAAGATTTTAACGAGATATAGGGACGACTTCGTAGCAGCTGGATATAATAAGGCTACCTATGACTATCTTTTGAGAATCCTATACAATGGCCAGACGTTTAATATAGAATATGCCCAAGACAAGGGAGAAGAAAACACCTACACGGAACTAATAGCGGTGGCTGAAAGTGCTTAGAACTGAAATTTCACGCAAGGACTTAGATAATGTACTAGGGAAGCTAGACACCCTTAGTAAGAATATGCGTAAAGACGTGGAGTTTACAATTAATAAGCACGCCCTAAGGATAGAAAGCGATGCTAAAAGCAGGGTAGTAGTAGATACGGGCCGTTTAAGAAGTTCTATAAAGACCGAGAACTTAGGCGAACTAGGCCGAACAGTTTACACTAATGTAAAATATGCACCCTATGTAGAATTTGGCACGAAAGGAAGGGTAGAAACCGAAATAATGGGGCAGGACTATTCAGAAGTGGCTATTCAGTTTAAAACTTCTACTGATTCTATAGGCGGTGTTCGTGCTAGGCCTTATTTATTTCCAGCCTTTGAAACGGAACGTCCTAGAATCATTAAAGCTTTAAAAAACTTGGTGCAACGTGGCGGACGATTATAACATACAAGGTATAGTTAAAATGCACCGTAAGACGGGCCGAATGATACGGGAAGATAATTCTTATATCAATATGGCTGACTATGAAGCTAATAGCCACGTAGATTACTATAAAAAGACTTTAGACTACGGGATAGAAGCAGCCAAAGGAAACGTGCCTAATGTTAGTATTATTCAGAATTTCGGGCGTAATAGTGCAGTAAGTAGCACTTTTGTGCCTATCTGCTTAAGTGGTTTTTACCGAACGCCTACAACTAACACGGCTTTAGAAGTAGTAAGTACAGACGCAGACGATAACGCAAGTGGTGCAGGTGCTAGGACTATTTATTACGAAGGGTTACAAGAAAGTAATGGTTCTCTAGTAGTGGTATCTGATGTAGTAGAACTAGATGGGCTTACACCCGTAGCTTTACCTGATTCTTTAATAAGATTATACCGTTGGTATGTTGCTAGTAGTGGCGTATATGCTTCTCAAAGCGTTGGAAGCCATCAAGGCGATATAACCATCCAAGAGAGCGGAGCAGGCAACGTATGGGCGAAAATAGAAAATAACGGATTCCCAAGAGCACAAAGCCAGATAGGTGCTTACACCGTGCCAACTGGTTACACGGCTTATGTATCAAAAATATCTTATTCAGTAGAAAGCGACAAGGAAGCTGATATTCTGATGTTTAAACGTGAAGGGGTACTAAACACGACTGCACCCTATAACGCTATGACTTTGGTAACAGAAATAAATAGTGCAACTGGAAATTATACCATTGATTATAGCGTACCTTTTGTTTTTAATGAAGAAACCGATTTCGGATTTATAGGAAAGCTTAAGGCTAATACTGGGCCAATGACAGTAGACTTTACAATTTATCTAGTACAAAATGGCTAAAGATTCAACTACCCAACTGCAAACTGCGTATTATACGCTACTTAATACGAATGTTTCACTTTCGGGAAGCGCAATACCCGTATATGACGAAGTACCTAGTAATGCTACCTACCCACACATTCAATTTGCAGATACTACGCTAGTAGATAATTCCACTAAAAGCACGTTTATGGATGAAGCAACTTTTAGCTTAAGCGTAGTAG